GTCGAACGCGTCTTCGACTTCTTCCGCGAGATCCTGCGCCTGGCAGGCGGCCAGTTCGAGGGCAAGCCGTTTGAGCTAGGCCCCTGGCAGGCCTTCGTCCTCGGCTCGATCTTCGGCTGGGTCGATGCCGAAGGCGCGCGACGCTTCCGCGTGGCGTATGTCGAGACGGGCAAGGGCAACGGCAAGTCGCCGCTCGCGGCCGGCGTCGGCCTGTACATGATGATCGCCGACGACGAGGCGCGCGCCGAGGTCTACGCGGCGGCCTCGAAGCGCGACCAGGCGATGGTCTCTTTCCGCGACGCGGTCGCGATGGTCGACCAGTCGCCCACGCTCGCGGCTCGCGTGCATCGCACCGGCGGCGAGAACCCGTGGAACCTGTCTTTCCGGGGTTCGTTCTTCCGCCCGATCGCCTCGGAGGACAACCAGTCGGGCCCGCGGCCGCACTGCGGCCTGGTCGACGAGCTGCACGAACACCGCGACGGCGTCGTCCTCGAGATGCTGCGCGCCGGGTTCAAGGGGCGGCGATCGCCGCTGCTGTTCATCACGACGAACGCCGGCTTCGATCGGGCGTCTGTCTGCTGGGCGTACCACGACAAGGCCTGCAAGGTCACCGCGGGCACCATCACCGACGACCGACTCTTCTCGTACGTGTGTGCGCTCGATCCGGAGGACCGGCCGCTGCAGGACGAGGCATGCTGGCTGAAGACGAACCCGAACCTCGGGTTGTCGATCCGCTCGAGCTACCTTCGCGAGCAGGTTGACGAGGCGCGCTTGATGCCGTCGAAAGAGTCGATCGTCCGGCGGCTGCACTTCTGCGAGTGGGTCGATGCTGCGGCGCCCTGGATCCTGGGCGAGGCCTGGCGCGCGTGCGAGGTCGAGCCGGCCGGCGACGTGCTCGCCTGGCTGTCACCGAAGGCGCAAGCCGTGACGCTCGCGGTCGACCTATCGCTCACGACAGACCTGTCGGCGCTGGCGCTCGCCGCCGAGGTCGGCGACGTCTGCCGCGTGGCCGTTGAGTTCTGGACGCCGGCCGACACGCTGCGCGCGCGCGCCGACCGCGACAAGATCGACTACCCGCTCTGGGTGCAGCAGGGCTACCTCAACGCCGTGCCGGGCTCGACGCTGGACTACACACCGATCGCCCAGCGCATTGCCGCCGTCGCGGCGCGCGTGCATGTGAAGCACGTCGTTTTCGACCGCTACAAGATGCCCTACTTGCGCAAGGCGATGGAGGGCCTCGGGCTCGAGCTGGAGCTCGTCGAGCACCCGCAGACCTTCGTGCGGCTGAAGGGCTCGGCGCTGTGGATGCCCGAGTCGATCAACCAGATGGAGAGCGGGATCCTCGAGCGAACGGTGCAGTTCTGGCGCAACCCCGTGTTGACCTGGTGCGCCGCGTCGGCCGTCGTGAACCTCGACGAGCAGGGCTCGCGCATCTTTTCGAAGCGCAAGTCGACGGGCCGCATCGACGGCCTGGTCGCCGCGACGATGGCCATCGGGGCGCTGCGTACGCCGCAGCCGGAGCTCGACGTCGCCTCATGGATTGCCTGAAAGTAGCGGAGACCGCTACAGATAGAATTGTTTCTGTCTGATCACCTGTGCTGGGAGCCTGTAGCGGAAACCGCTACACTGCTCGACCATGCAGATGACCCTGAACCTTCCCGCTGCCGCGACGCCGGCGGCGATCCGCGAGCACCGGCTGCGCGCCGGCCTGTCCCAGGCCGAGGCCGCGCGCCTGGCGATGCTGGGCGACAAGGCGCGCTGGAGCGAGTACGAGCGCGGCATCGGCGCGATCGACGCGGCGCGCTGGGAGCTGTTCCTGCTGCTGACCGGGCAGCACCCGCACTGGGCGCCGCTGGCGGCGCGCTGAAGCGTCAGGCGGCGGCGTGTAGGGGTTGCGCCACCAGGCGCACGCCGAGCGCGGTGCAGACGCGGCTCACGGTGTCGAAACGCGGGGCGCTGTCGGGGCGAAGCGCCTTGTACAGCGCTTCGCGGGTGATCCCGGCCGCCTTGGCGATCTCGGTCATGCCGCGAGAACGGGCGATGTCTCCGAGCGCCGCGGCTAGCAGCGCCGCGTCGTTCGCTTCCAGGATGTCGGTCAGGTACGCGGCGATGCTCGCCTCGTTGTCGAGATACGGTGCTGCGTCGAACTCCGGCAGCTCGGCTACGTTGATGCGCTTGCTCATGGGGATGATCCTTTCTCCGGGGTTTCAGTCCAACAACGCCGCCAGCGCCTTCGCGCGCTTGATGTCGCTCTTCTGCGTGCGCTTCGAGCCACCTGCGAGCAGCACGATCACCTGCGCGCCGTGCTTGACGAAATACACGCGCCAGCCAGCGCCGACGTGAATGCGCAATTCCGACACGCCATCGCCCACCGGCTCGACGTCGCCCATGAGGCCAAGTTCGATGCGTTTCAGGCGAGCGACGACGACGCCGCGCACGGTGGGATCGTTCAAGCCGTTGAGCCAGGCGGTGAATTCGGGAAGCGGCTTGAGCGACAACATGGAGAAAGTGTAATCGAACGATTACACAATGTCAAGTCCCGAAGGAAGCTCGATGCTTCAGAGATCCGCGTTCACCTTGCGCTGCATTTCGGCGGCCTCGGCCTTCGCGTCCGACATGCGGTACAGCCATAGGTGCGCCGAGTCAGCGCCGCGATAGATCAGGCGCAGCGTGATGTCGCCGTCGGTCCAGGTTTCCATCGTGATTTTGGCGGGGGCATTCGACACGGGCTTTCCATACTTGGCCGTCAGGGCGCTCTCGACCATTAGGGCCGCGAGACGGTCCGATTCAATGCGATGGATTCGGCGCGTGCCATCAGCCTCGGCAGGTTCGAGCTTGATCTTGAGAACCGCGGGTGCGCCGGCAAGCGACGTCTCCCATTGCACGATGTTGGGGTCGCCCTCGCCACACGGCCCGCCAAGAACGGTGCCACCGGCAGCAAGCGCGGCGCAATCGAGCGTTACGCCTGGTGAAAGCCCCTTCAGATCGATGGCCTGCGCTTGACCGACAGCGGCGAGGAAGAGAGCGACAAGGCTGGGGCGAAGGAAGCGCATGAGAGGTATTTCCGGGACGAATTTAGGCGGGGATTCAAGATTAGCTTGGCTAATCTATTTGTCATCGACAGAAAATAGGTTAAAAATCCGCGCTCATGAGTAGTTCGCCGCGAAATCGCCCGCCGCAGCCCATGCGCGAGCAGATTCCGGCGAATTCCCGGGCGACGGTTCCCACCGGCCCAGCTTCGCGCGCTCCATGCGCGCCAGGAGCTGGCCATGAACCTCATCGTCAAGCGCGCTAGCCAGGCTGAAGACTCCGCCGGCACCGACGCCGACCTCGAGCGGCCCCGGTTCGTCCTATCCACCGACACGCCCGACCTCCTGGGCGACGTCGTCATGCAGGACGGACTCGTCATTCCCGAGCGGCTGCCCGCGCAGATCGACCACGCGGGCTCCATCTGGTCGCAGGTCGGGCGCTGGGTCGACGTCGAGCGCGACGCGCACCGCACGCTCGCCACGCTCGACCTGTTGCCCGAGCACACGTCGAAGGCCGCCGATCTCGTGCGCGGCATGGCGCGTGCAGGCCTCCGCCTGGCCGCCTCGATCGGGTTCGTGCCCGAGGAGTGGGAGGCGATCACCGACGCGGCGACGAAGCACACGACGGGCTTCCGGTTCATCCGGGCGCGCCTGCTCGAGGCCTCCGTCGTCGTCACCCCAGCCAATCCTGAAGCTCTGGCGCTTGCGAAGCGCCTGGGCCTGCCGCGCCAGGCCGTGCCGGATCTGCTCCTGGTCGATCCGGCCGCGCTGCGCGCGCGAGAACGCGCCGCCGTCGCGCTCGCGCGCATCAACCGCGCACTCCTATCTGCGAGGAACCGACCATGAAGACGCTCGCTCAACGCATCGAGGAAGCGCGTACCGCGCTCAACACCACGCGCGACAAGCTCACCGAGGCGACGAAGGCGCTCGGCGAGGCCACCGAAGCGGCCGACATCGACGCGGCGACGACGCTCGTCGATCAGCTCTCGGGCGAGGCCGAGGCCGGGCTGAAATCCATCGAGGCGCTCGAGCGCGCCGAGAAGGTCATCGGCGCGCGTGCGGTCGCCGCCAACGACGAGGGCAATCGCTCGGCGGCCGTTCACACGCAGGGCGCCCCGCGCGTGCCGCAGGCGAAGAAGGCCGACCTGATCATCCGCGCGGCCGTCGTCGCCTTCGAGGCGTTCCATCGCCATCTGCCCATCGAGCACGTCCTCGAGGAGCGCTACGGGCAGGAGGAAGCGACGAAGGCCGTCGTGATGGCGATGCTCACGAAGGCGGCGCAGAACCCGGCGATGACGAACGTACCGGGCTGGGCGCAGGAGCTCGTGCGCGAGTCCTTCGCCGCGTTCATGGATCTCCTGACGCCCGAGAGCGTCGTGCCGCGCATGCCGCTACAGCGCTACGACTTCGGCGGCTCGGCCAAGCTCACCATCCCGATGCGCGCGCCTGGCGCGACGCCCAACCTGGCCGCGGCGTTTCGCGCCGAGGGCGACCCGATCCGGGTCGGCCGCATTGGCACGACGGGCAAGTCGCTGACGCCCAAGTCGATGGGCGTGATCGGCACCTACACCCTCGAGCTGCTCGAGCGCTCGACGCCCTCGATCGAGGAAATCATCCGCAATGCGATGCTGCGCGACACGGGCATCGTGCTGGACAAGCTGTTCCTAGACAACAACGCGGCGACGGCGATCCGCCCGGCAGGCCTGCAAACCTATGCGACGGGGGCGAACACGGCGCCCGCCACGGGCACCGGCGTGGCCGCCATCACGGCCGACCTGCGCGGGCGCGCGCAGGCCATGTCGGACGCCGGTGTCGGTCGGCGCCCGGTCTGGGTCATGAACAACTCGCGCGCGATAGGCATCGAGCTCGCGCTCACCGCTGCGGGCACCGTGGCCTTCCCG